TATCAAAACAATCAGGTGGAAGTGGACTAGCAGGTACTAACTTAACCAGTGGTGGTGAACAACTATACAACAAAGATTTCCTTGAGTTCGATGATTACAACGACAAAGAAACAGTGATTACTCTTACTAATTTACCAACAAATAATCCTTTTAAATCAACAACTAAAAATGTAGAGGCATCCATGGCTGATTTATTTGATGAGGATTGGTTCAAGAGTCAAGGTTATGACACAAGTTATGCAGAAAACAAAGTTCGAGAAAACTTTATTATCTATGGTTTAGCCAGAGCTAACAAACCAACAGGTCGTTTGAACGTGGATGATATTAAACGTGCTAGTGATGCAATATCTATTTATGGTGCAAAAGCTCCGCAAGATGTGATCGCTGCGTTGAAAGAAGTTGATCGTAAGATTAGACAAGCTCAAGGTGGTTTACTACGTGCATACCCTGAGATTTTAACAAGAGATCCAACTTTCTCCAACCGTGAAAAAACGGAAAATATTTTAAGAAACTTAGGTCTTGATCCTAAAGACTTTGCTCAATATATAGGTCAAATAAATCCAGCAAGTATAAGTCCTGAAGCTGGTGCCACACAAAGTCAACAACCACAAAATCAACAAAGAACTGTACCTAATGAATTTGATAACGAAGGTGAAGTGATAGATCTTGATGATTTATTTAATGTATCTTCTGTAGAGGGATTAATGTAATGGAAAGAGATAACATTGTACAAATAGATTCTTTCACACCTGGAACAAAAAAAGGCAAGCCTATTACCTTAATGAAAGGCACTCCTAATCAAAAAACAATTATGTTAGAGATGCCTGGAGGTAAGATGTCTCAACAAGATTTAAGTAAAATAAAAAAAGCTTACAATTTACCTGCTGATTTGACATTTGAAGGAACTCAAGAAGTTTTAAAAAAAATTGAAGCTAGTGACAAACAAATGTTACTTTCTCCAATACCTTTTGAAAAAGGAACTAAAGAATACTATGGGGAACTAGCTAATAAAACTGCTGACGAGATGACTCGTGAAGCTTTAATAAAAGATCCAGCAAACTTTTACTATAATCAAGCAGCAAAAGAGTTTTCGCTACCTAACCCCGGTTCTTATATTCCTTTCGTAGGGCAATTCTTACCAGAAGATATGAGGCTTCCACAAAACTTAGTTTCCAAACCTTCTGCAGAAATGATTGGTGGTATGACTGGAGTGACCGCAGCTCAGGCTGCAAAGATAATGGGTACACGAAATCCTTTTGCTTTGTTAACTCCGCAAGAATTATATGGCTCTGAAATGCTTGGAACACAAGCGGGTAGTTATGCTTATGATTTTAGTAACAGAATTCTTAGAACATTATTAGATTTACCCAATCCTACTTTAAAAGAAGCAAGCTCACAATTTTTATATGACACTATGTTAAATGCAGCATTTACAGGTGGAGCCGCTGCAATGGGACCTATCTTTAATAGTACAAAAGGATTTATTGGTAATAAAATATTTGGTGTCAGTCCTACAAAAAAGAATTTACAAAAATTAGCTGAGATATCAGACACTTACGGTATGCCATTGGGTATTATTCAGGCTACCAATATGCCATTTTGGAGAGCGTACAGTAAAGTTATTGGTGTTCTACCATGGGTAGGTAAAGAATTTGGAACACAACAACAAGCTGTACAAGAAGCTTCAAGACAATATTTAGGTAAATTAATGAACTCTGTAGCACCTTTACAAACAGTTTCAATGTTAGGAAAGGATTTGTCTAAGATGATGCAAAGTAATTATGAGTCTGTAAGAAATGCACAACGATATTTATATGAAAACTTTGAAGAGTATGCCAAAAAACTAAAAGGTAAAAAAGTTATAAATATAGACAATTTTAGAAAACTCGCTAATGACACTCGAGCATCTTATGAAGAGGGTATTCCCGGTCTTACAACAGGAGAACCTTTTCAGTTTCCAGGTTCAAAGTCTCAAGAATCTTTTGGAAAGTTATATGGGATGTTAGGAAAGTTAGATCCTAATATTACAATGGAACAAGCAATCACACTTCGTCAAATGTTTAATGATTTTGCAGTTAATTTTAAAACAGAATTCAAAGGTAAGATTCCAGAAAACCAAGCACAAGCCATTGGTAATTTAGCTGCGATGTTAGAAATGGATATTACCAATCTTAAAAATATAGGTAATGAAGTGGATGATGTTGTCTTTAATACTGCTTTGAAAAAACTTTCTGCCGCTAATGAATATTTTGCAGCAACCATACCTAATTATACAGGCGGCGTGGCCTCCAATATAAAACAAGTTAATGCAAATATATTTGGTCCAGGACCTGATCAAAAGTATGGCATGATGTACACGAAAGAAGTTTTTGACACTATTTTACAAAGAGCGAAAAATGATCCTGATGCAATGAGACATTTATTAGAACTGTCAAAAGCAACACCTGAACAAGTACAAGCTTTTAGAAAAGCGGGTAACAAAGAGGGAGTGGTTGTTAATATAGAAACTCTTGTAAAAGACTTAGATATAAAAAGTCCAACATATAATCAAACTATTAAAAAAGTTTTACCTATTACGAGCGTTGCACCCAATGCGGGTCAATTAAGAGTTGTAAGAAGACTCTTAGGTGATGCTCTTAATGATTCAATCGTAGGTCTTCCTGTTGGTGTAACACCTAATCAATACTTAAATGTTACTTCCGCAAGTCCTGATTTAATTCAAAAGCAGGGTTTGAAAAAAGCAGCACCAGAAATGTTAGAGTTTGGTCAAGTAGAATTTAGTCCACAAGCATTTGCTAAGAAGCTAGGTTTAGATACCGAAGATGGTATTGAAGTTCTTACTGAAGCATTAGAGGGCACAGGCGTAACAGTTAATGGTATAAAAGACTTTTTATCTGCAGCAGATGCGGCAGGTGCTTTCATTGTTAATGATCCTTCAACCTTCGTTACTAGAAGGATTACCTTGAGTGGTTTCAAAGGAATCATGTTAGGTTCTGCTATGGGCGCAGGCGCAGGTGGATTTGTGGCTATGAATCCTATTATGACAGCATTAATGTTAAAATATGGTTCAAAACTATTAACAAACCCTAAAGCTTTAAAAGCATTTACTGAAGTGTACACCGATGCTGTTAAGTTTCCTACGAAAGATCCTCTTACAAAGTCAAGAAGAAATGACCTCATACAATGGGCAAATGAATTCTTACCAACTGATGAAGATTTAGAAGAACAAGACTTTATGAAAGAGATTGATCAGTCGATTATTAGTTTAATACAAAATCCTCAAAGTAAATTAGAACAGAATGCAGCTAGAGATAAACAAATTGAATTGATGACTAAAACTCCAGAGGGACGTGACTTAGATACCTTACGTGAGATTGACAAAAGAGTTACACCTGATACTCAAGAACAACGTTTTTATGATACTACTTTTCAACCTGACGTTTCACTACAACCGAATATTTCAGGAGCACAACTTGCACCACAAACTCGAAGTAATTTAGCTTTTGGAACTTTAGATGATGCTTTAGAAAGTCAAATGATGAAAAAAGGAATAGGAACACTATGATCGCTTTAGACGCTGTAACACCGTTAAGTCAATTACCGATGAAACCATTGAAAATGAATAAGGGTGGTGCAACAAAAAAACTTGCTGAAGGTCCACCAGAAAACATAGATATGTTACCAAGGTTCAAGGGCTTTGAATCAGGACCCAATCAGTTTTCATTACCAGAAGAAGAGACAGTGATTCCTAGTGAGCCTAATATTCAACCACGGACCATGGACCAACAAGGTGGTTTTTTTCCAAGACCTGAAATAAAAGGACCTATTCCTAGTGAACCTGATATTATAAGCACACCTTACATGGACAGAGCAACAGAAGGCACAACCATGCGTGAAAGATTTATGTATGGTCCTGTGATTAATCCTCGAGAAGTTTACCCAAGAGATCCCGATCCAGGGATCATGGGAATTCCATCAAACCCTAATATGCCAATGGGAGGCATGCCACAATTATTAGAAGCTAACTTGCAAAATGTTGGGAATAATGGTATTTTTGATTTATTAGGAAAGTTAGATAATGAAAAACCTGTGGGCAGTTATAACATTTAAAATTAAAAATTTATTTAAGAAAGGAGATCCCGATGAACATCAAAAGCATTGGGGAATAGGATCATGATTGATTTAACAGATGACTTGAAAGCTAGGGTGCGTTTGCATGAAGGAGTGCGCACAGTAATGTATTTAGACACATTAGGAAAAGCCACGATCGGCATAGGCCACCTTATTCAGCCTCACGAACGGACACGATACGCTGAAGGCGTAGAAATATCCATGGAAGAAGTCGAAGAACTATTTGATATAGACCTGAATAGAGCTGCTGCGGGGGCTGATCTATTGATAGATGAATGTGTTGGACACGATTTGCCTGACAATGTATCTGAAGTTATACTAGAAATGGTATTTCAATTAGGCACAAATGGTGTTCGCAAGTTCAAAAACATGTGGAAAGCCATGCGTGAAAAACGTTGGAAAGACGCATCTACTGAGATGAAAGACTCGAGGTGGCATGAACAAACAACAAAAAGATGTGAGAGTCTTGCAGAAATAGTTGCAAAAACGAACGTATAAGAGTAGGATTCAAGCATGGGACATACATTTAAACATTTAGGACACAAACTCTTTCAAACTCCTGGCGTAGTTGATGAATCTAAAATTGTAGAAGTTAAGTTAGATCCAGTAAGCGTGACTGCAAAAGCTATGGATAGAGCTAGAAAAGCCAGAGAAGCTAAAAAGAAAAAATAGGAGGCTCTATGAAAAAGAAGCTAAAACCAGTTGATAAAAAGAAAAATCCGGGGTTATCAAAACTACCAAAACCAGTACGTAACAAAATGGGTTACATGAAAGATGGTGGTGTTGTTAGAGGGACAGCTAGAGGTGGCGGAGCAGCTACTAAAGGCTTAGGTTACAACGTAAGGCCAAACTAATGCCAAACGATAGAGAAGAAGATTTACTAGAACGTATCCGAGAACTTCGTGGCACAATGACCGAGGACAACGAAACAGAAGTCATGGCTGAAATTGAACAGCTTGAAGACGAACTCACAGGCGATTAATCATGAGTATCGTAGGTGCAGCATTAAGAGGTTTTGGTAGAGCTTTAAAAAGAACTAAAACAGGTAAAGCACTACGAAGACAATTTGGTGATCCGAAAAAAACACCACAATATAAAGATGAAACAACTGGTAAGATGTTAAGAAAATTACCTGAAGGAAACTACAGAGGTGCCGGTGGTAAAAGATTTAAAGTAGATAAAAAAGGCAAAATTAAGTAATCCAACTTTTCAATTCATCACCCATCACTTGACTGGCTATGTCGACTTTGTTCTTCAAGGCAGTTAATATCTTTTCATCAACCGTTCCCTGACAAACAAAATCAACATAGGTAACCTTATTCTTCTGACCAATTCTGTGAGCACGATCCTCGCTTTGTAATCTTATCTCAAGATCATAATTGTTTGAAAAGTACACAACAGTGTGAGAGGCAGTAAGAGTGATTCCATATCCACCAGTCTTAGGGTTCGCAACAAGGTACGTGAGATCATGTCCTTTGTCCTGAAAATTCTGGACAAGATCCAAGCGTACTTGATTTTCTGTATCACCATAAAAAGCTGCAGTCGAAGTATCACCGTATTTCTCCTTTAGTTTTTGAGTTATCGTTTCAATATTATGTCTATAGTTTGCCCAGATAATTACTTTGCCATCGACTTCCTCTAGGACGTTTAATAGTTCATCATATCGTTTGTTAGGCACGTCATGGATTTCACCATTATCATTAATAGTGAATCCACAACATACCTGGTGCAACTTAACAATCTGTGAGAGCCGGTTCACAGATGTCGTTGTTTTGTCATTGAAAATAAACATTGCGTTTCTTCTCAATGATTCATAAGCTACAAGTTGTTTCTCACTCATAGGTATGAACCTTTTCATATATATTTTCTCAGGCAGGTCCGTGCATTCTTCTTTCTTGACACGGAAAGCATGAGTATAAATCTTTTCTTCTAACTCCTCTAAACGTTGATAGCCTGTTATCAAAGGAAAGTGACGACCACCTGATGTAGGTCTATTAATAATCTTTGCGTAACGAGCACGGAAAGCATAGTAATTCGTTTGACCTAGTATCTTAGGGTCAAGAAAAGCAAACTGTGTATAGATATCTAGTGGTGATTTGGTAATAGGTGTACCTGTTAAAATTCTTTTGTAGCTTAAATCTTTTGTTAACTTAATTAAGTTTTTTGTACGTTTGGCATTGTGTGTTTTGATGGTTGTACTTTCATCAACAATCATCATTGTTTTCTTTTTATCTTGTACACTAAGATATTTTTCTAAAAACTTTACACCCTTCGGTGATGAAAGAGATTCTATATTCATTAGAAAAATACTTAATGGAATATGATCTTGTCTTTCTAAAAGAATGGTTAACTTGGCTTTAGTAACAGGATCTTTTAAACTCGGGTCCCAGGTACTAATGCAATATTTTGTTTTATCAAAGTTTACAAACTCCGTAATTTCTTTATACCAATTACGATACACGGACTTCGGTGCAAGAATTACACAATTATCCACAAGTTTTTCATGATGCAGACACATCAAGTCCATGATTGCTGTTATAGTTTTACCTGTACCCATCTCCATCAAATAGGCGAAATTGTTGATGTTTGTATCATGACAAATTCGTCTTGCCTTTAGTTGATGAAGAAAAGGTTCCTTCAAAAAAAAGTTAGCCATATACAAAATAATATATTGCATTTTGTTAGGATTTCAAGTATAACTTTTTTAACGAACAATTAAGTGCTTAGCTGGCACTTATAGCTTGTGGCGGAACAACGTTTTTAACAGAGGCGTAACGCACAGGGGTGATAGAGTAGGGCTAACTAGCTGAGGCTATCATGAGTAGGTACGAGTAGGGTAGAGCAATGTTTATCTGTATCCCGAAAGTTGGAGGTGAAACAACTAGGCCTCCCAAGCTGTTCTAACAAAGGAGGTAATGTATGGCTGACGTGATTGACTTTGATGATCTGAAACAAGATGCAGGTGATTTAAAGAAACTTCAAGATGATGATCTAACAGGATTATCCAAACTTATTCAACGACAATTAGATTTAGACTCTGAAATAGAAAATATGGAAGAGACAATGAAAGAATTACGAAGAGAAAGAGATATTCTTTCTGGTGAAACAATTCCAACAAAAATGCAAGAACTAGGTATCAATGAAACAACGATGAAAGATGGCAGTAAAGTAACTGTCAAAGAAGGCTTTCATTGTAGAATACCTAAGACAAGAGAAGATGAAGCATTAGATTATTTAAGAAATAATAATCTTGGTGATATAATTAAAAATCAAGTTTCAACAAGTTTCGGAACGGGTGAAGACAATATGGCTGGAGATTTAGCTGGATATATAGAACAGAACTTCGGTATCACCCCTAACGTGAAAAAATCAGTGCACCCCTCGACACTGAAGGCGACCCTAAAAAAGCGCCACGAAGAGGGACTAACGGACCCTGATGATCTTTTTGGGATCTTCATACGTCCAGAAACTAAAATAACAAAAGGAAATAAATAATGAATGAACAAACGAAAAAACAGGAAGTAGCAACAAAGAAAGCTTCTGCCGTTGCAGCCCCTACCATTGATCTTGGTATGGTCGCACAAGACCAAGGTTTAGGTTTAGCCGTTGTTGATATGAACACGACTGCTATACCTTTCTTGAAAATACTTAGCTCTATGTCTCCGCAGACAAAAAAACAAAAGAGTGAGTATGTTGATGGTGCAGAAGAAGGTATGGTTTTCAATACTGTCACAGAAGAACTCTATGATGGTACTGAAGGTGTTACGGTTATACCATGTCACTTCGAGCCTGTTGCATTAGAATGGTCCGATAGAGGAACTGGTTCCTCTGCTCCCATCGTTCACCCTGTGGATACTCCTCTTTGGGATAAAACAAAAAAGGACGCTGAGGGTAAATCTAGGCTTCCAGAGGGTACATATTTAGAAAGAACTCACAATCACTACTGCCTCCTTACAAACAGTGAAGGACTTACATCACAAGTTCTCCTATCCATGAAAGTGAGTGGACTATCTAAATCAAGAAAATGGAACAGTCTCGTAATGTCGGCTAAGGTGAAGAATGGTGATCAAATCATCAATCCTCCTAGTTGGTATTACTCCTATGTGCTTACAACTAAGCCTCAGTCAAATGACAAAGGTGACTGGTATAGCTGGGACATTAGAAGAGGTGAAGTCGTTTCGGCTAGTCAATACGAAGAAGGTAAACGATTTCATAACGCCGTGAAGAAGGGATCTGTTGAGGTCAACTATGAACAGGCGAGCGAAAGTTCTGGAAGCGATAAACCAGACAGCGACAATCCTTTTTAAGGGCTGGGGGGCTTCGGCCCCCTTTCACATATGGAAGCGTATCAAAAATTTAAACAAATCTTTAGTGGATTAACACGTGCTCATGGAGTTTTTTACAAAGGTGAAAAAAAAGAAAGTGGCAAAGTGGGTGGTAAAGCATTTATCATCAAAGAAGATGTCACTGACAAACACTGGAAAGAACATATTGAGGGCATTGATCCTTCTCTTGGCATTATCCCCATACGTGATGATGCTACTTGCTCTTGGTCTTGCATTGATGTTGACGATTATGCCATAGATGTACGCAAGACAATTACCAAATATACAAAATTAAATTTACCTATTATACCTTGCCGATCCAAATCGGGAGGATTTCATCTTTTCATATTCTTTACAGAACCTGTACCTGCCAAAGATGCTATTAAAAAATTAACAGAGATTGCTTCTGTGTTAGGATTTGCTGACTGTGAGATATTTCCAAAGCAAGAAACACTTAATGCAGAACGTGGAGACACAGGAAACTTTCTCAACCTACCCTATTTTAAGGGAGACATGAGTGGAAGATACGCCATGGACCAAAATGGTGAGTCATTAACCATGGAAGAGTTCTTCGATTTGGTTTCTCAGAAGGCAATCACACACGACCAATTAAAAAACCTATCTGTACGCCCTTTAAAACAGAAAAAAGCCTCTTTTGATGGCCCTCCATGCATAGAAATCATGCAAAACATGGGTATTTTCGAAGGATCGAGGGATGATGTGGTATTTCACTACTGTGTCTATGCAAAGAAGAAGTATGGACCTGGTGAGTGGCAAAACAAAGTTATGGAATTTAACACAGCGTACTGCAAACCACCGATGGGTTACGATCAAGTTAAGCTCAAGATAGATCAACACGAGAAAAAAGAGTATGGCTACAAGTGTAAGGATGTACCGATGCGTTCACATTGTGACAGCACGAAGTGTCGTGTAAGAAAATATGGTATTGGCAGAGATGATGTGGCAATGGATATTGCTAATCTCACAAAGTTAGAGTCCGATGAATCTGTATGGCATTTAGATGTAGACGGCTCACGGATCACGGTCACTACAGACGAACTAATGGATCAACGATTGTTTAGAAAGAAAGTATTAGAGACACATACAAGTCTCCCTGTAGAGATGTCTAAAAGAGATTATGAGGCACGTATCAGAGAACTACTAGAAACCTGTGAGATTATTAAGATGCCTAAAGAAGTTACGAGAGAGGGA